CATTAATTTTCACCTCCCTTCTTATTTACTTACTTGTTTGACCGGCCATTGCCAAAAGATCAGTAACAGCCTCGTCATCATTTTTCATCTGAGTAGTTTCCTGTGCCCCGGAACCGGTTTCTTCTCGACCAGAACTGAAACCCGATCCAAGAACAGTAGAGGTAGCCCCTCGTTTTTCCCAATCAGCTATCTCTTCATCGATTGCCGTTGAAAAGGCAACAGTGTCAAGGATACCATCTTTTGTGAACTTGGTATGCGAGACATGTTTTTGAACCTTATCAAAAAGATGTTCAGCAACATTGCTTGCAGCCAGCTTATCACTCCAAGTTTTGTTAGCCAGGGTTGCAAGGTCACTTTCGGATCTGAGGATATCCTTCTTCTCCAGTTTAAGAACCCTGTCTGACATCTGCTCGTTACTCTGAGAGAGTGCAGTGTTTTTATCTTCGAGGGCTTTTTTGTCAGCGGTGAACTGGGTCTGGAGAGTTGCTGTAACTGAAGCAGTAACAGAATCCGTGACGGACGCTGTAATTTCATCACTCAACTGCTTACAAAGCACCGGGAATTCCTCTTTCATTTCTTTCAAATTTTCTGCCATTTTCTTTTCACCTCCCTTGTTTTTAGATTGTTTATTTTCTATTTCACCTGTTTCACCTGTATCACCTGTATCTACCGTAAGTTGTTCACCTCCTTTATCAATATATTCCATATCAACATCTATTTCTTCCTTTGAAAATGCTGAAGCCTCTGATTTCTTATCCCATCCAAAAACACAAACAGAAGCTTCCTGGTAAAGACACTGCCGCCATACAGTAGCAGGTCCTTTAAGAGTATATCCATTAACCTCAGTAGAGAAACCTTCTTTTATTCTTTCTATCACCATCGGCTTAGCGTAAACACTCGCCTGGAAAGGAAAGCCTTCTTGTGACAGTTTCTGGAATGATTCACTTTCAGGAGTACTCACAAATTTAGTAGTCTCAGGATCCAATGAAATAGATCCATCAAGTAATGGTTTTTTAGAAAAAGCTATCTTCTTTTCTGTCCAATGGTTCTCAAGAACAGGGTAAGTATTTCTATCAAATTTAACTCCTGATATGTCTATGGCTAATGTATCCCAGTACCAATGACCTGTAATAGGCTTACCACTATATACAGTCATTCTGAGTTGGGGAGTTTTTTCTCCATCTTTTTCTGCCATTTCAACATGGGCATGACAATCATCAGCTACAAACCTCAATGCACCTTTCGGAAGTTTTTGTTTTGACATGATCCTTTCCCTCTCTTTAGTTTAATACATTCAACATATGGACAGATAAGTCAATCTTTTTCTTTGGTTAGTTCACCGTTACCTTGAATACTTTGTTATTCGCGTCGTTCGTCTCGGTTCCCGCTGAGATAAAATAACCCCCTACGACTATCCCAACTCCATAATGGTCAGCTTGGGTTACGCTAACCTTGTAAAGAACATCAACAGTGCAAGTCCCCGTTGAGATTAGCACACCGAAACTGAGCCTCTTACTCACAAACGTCCCGGTTCCATCTCCATAACGATTATGAATCTTGTTGGTTTTGTTTAATATTCCGATTGCTTCCGGACAGGGCATGTGGTTCCTGTCATTACATTACTGATTTATTTGCGGCCACTTCCTTGCACCACAAAATCTTGGCACCATCTATCTGTTGGCATCGCTGCAAATTATAATCATCCAGTTTTGGCCTATAACAATCGCTGCTGCTGCCGTTACCTATCCATGTTGTTATTGCTTCTCCTTCGTGCATTATGACCCTCCACGATATATAACGGCATTATCAAACGCCTTATCTATGAGAACTGATTGTTTAGTATATAGTCCCATTCTCGTAGACGTTTGGTTAAAAGAGGCCGATGCATAAGACAGTTTCAGAACATTATCACGATAACATTTGATCGTTTGTCCTTTGGCAATTACGGTTAGCTTGTATACTGTTTGGTCTACTGCGCCATGAGCTGCGTTGTCTCGGGTTAGTGCCACCCCAGCAATAATCTGTTGTAAAATCTCGTCACCAGAAGCAAGCAAAGTATAATTCCATAAGTTGATCCCATTTGCAGTTTCGGCACTGCTTCTAAACATTATACCAGTAAACATATCGGCAGTGTCGTCATATCTGACATCTGCCTCAAATTTAAAATCACTCACATCAACATCAACATAAACGTAACGTGCATTAACGTTGTTTGCCGGGTTAGTGCCGGTCACGCCAAGCTCTGATTTGTTAGTATCGATTCTCCAAACAGCGTCTCCAACTCGATTAGTCCAGCCATTGCCGGATATGTCCTTGTCAGGCGCATGATTCGGGAGTGTTACATTATCGGTGTCGGTGAAAGTGTCACGGAAAAGAAGCCGCGATGCCAGTAGCATTTTATGCATCATGGCGCACCACCGTCGCTATGTGTTCCAAAGACTGTATGAGCGTCCCAAACATAAGTACTTGCCCCTGTCCGTCTCCTCACAAGAACCAGCTTATCCCCAACATTCTGTCCCATATCTATTTCATCATCTACATCAAGAGCCTCACTATCTAAATTAAAAAGTTCACCCGAAGGTGGCTTTAAACTCCACGCTTGGCCTACTGCCTCTACCATAAACGTAACCATTGTTGACCCAACATAAGCGTATAGCGTAGTATCTCCATCACTCCCCATCCCATAATTAGTAACAAGGGTATTCCTTAACTGAGCAGCAGAAAGAGAACCTGTAGCTGTTACCTCAACTCTCAGTGTCCCAGAAGAGAAAGCCGCAGCTACACTCACTACTCCAGAGAATGTAGCTGCTACTGCCGTCAATGTACCTGTCAGTATACAAGTAGTAGCCGTAATAGCAGCAAAGGTCTGGGTTTTTAACCACGTATTAGCACTATTCAAAAGGGACAAGGCAAATAAAATTGATTTTGATAATACACTCATAGAATCCCCCTAATAGAACTCAATAAAACTTAATAGAACTTAATATTGATTAGTCATATAACCAGGATAGTCAATTCTTATAACACAAGAACCTGACGTATAATTCCCTGCTTTAAAACCCGCTCTGTATTGTACATTCTTACCTGGTTCAAAACCAAAAGTTTCTATATTCTCTGTAAGGTTATCTGTATCTCCCCAAGTAGTTCCTCCATCAAAACTTCTTTGAAGAGTTACAGTACCAACCCAAGTTCCTGATAATGAATAATTAAAATACCCTCTAATATTATCAACAACTCTTGTGTATGTGTCTGCTGCACTTAATCTATCTTGAATTTTATTTGGCATTTTTACTCTCCCCTGAAGTTTTTTTATCTGAGGTTTTTTTATCTGAGGTTTTCTTAGAATCCTTCTTTGAAGGTTCCCCTTCAGTTTTTTCCTGCTTGCTTTCTGCATCAACAGTATAAATTAAAGTAGGATATTTCTTATCTTCAGTAGCTTTCCTAAGTCTTTCCCTACCGTAAGATTCAACACCTATTCGTCCAGCAACTGTCTTTTTAGATACACCAAGAGTTTCAGATATAGGACCATGTTTAGTTCCAAGCAATCCCTTGGCTCTTGCTTCATAATCAGTTACTTCAGAGGTCGGGTATGAGATATCAATAAGTTGTTCCGGTCTTTTCTTTTTTGTTTTGAAAATTGGGTCGTGGCTGTAAACGATGTCAGTACCGCCTGTAGCTTCATTGGGCACCTTTTTCTCAGTTGATTTAAATCCTACTGCTTCTTCAACTTCAATACGTTCAGGTAGATCCCCAAGAGTAGTATGAAAGAATAGTATAGAACTCCAGAAATCATATTTAGCCCATCTATCGAACCAAGCTATTTCATCTGATGTTCTATCACTCATTGGACCTCTTGAAGCTTTCACAGAGGCGAATGTTCCTGATGAAGTACCAGTACTAACATCGGCGGGTTCATTCAATCCCGCCGTTACCATTTCTTTTATGTCATTATCTTGATCACTGATTGTAGCAAGCTTGGGATTAACAATACTTACTTCCATTCCAGGAGGGAGAATAAGAGAACCACCAGGAGTCTTTTTCTGCATTATTCCTGTTTTTCTCTTTTCATCATCACTTAGCCCTAACCAGATTTTATAAGAACGAGCATCAACAATTTTAAACACCCATAAGTAAGCACCAGAAGACTTTTTATGGTCTATTTCGTATTTTTTTAGGTTCTCGTAGTAGTTTAACCACTCTAAAGTAGTTCTGAGGTAAGAAATAGCTCTTTTTGTCACTAATCCTCGGTTCCAGCTAACAATGAAGCGATTATAACCCCCGAACTGTTTATATACATGTTTTCTGCTACGTGAGCCTTGCTGGAGCCTTCTATCGAAACTCTTAGAGTCACTTTGTTTAGCTACAGATATTAACTCCGGATATCGAGCAATGTAGATGGATGGTACTTGCTCTTGAACTGACCCATTACTACTTATATTATAAAAGAGGGGCATTACAGTTTTTCTTGGATGGAATATGATACCAGTACCACCATCCCCACCATCAATGATTGTAGAGGGATCTACAAAATCTATTTCAACAAACGGAGTTGGATGCACAGTAAGAGAAAGATAAAGCTCACCTTCTACATGAGAACGAGCAACATACTTGGGCATGAGATCATATAATCTATTTCTATGATCAAGCTCGGTATCTTCTATGATTTGTTGGATTTGTTCATTCTCTGAGGTTACTTCATACCCCCATCCAGTAAGTCTACCCATGATACCACGGACGGCTGTATTGATATGGGGACTACGCTGAAACTTCTTCCAACATTGAGCTTGAAGGATTTCTCTTGTAATAGCTGGGTCATCTTTATCATCGGCGGGGAACCTTAAAAAACCATCTTCATCACGGCCATCCTCTTTAGCACCGTACTGCCAAGGCATTGAAAATTGAATCCTTTCAAGCACCTCGTCTGGCATATCCTGCAGATATTCTTCAACATTTATATCATCTGACATGGCCTCTTCCTGAAAATAATCTTAAAAGTAAAAAATATAAGTAAGGTTAATTTTCAGGCTACACTATATATATGATACTTGTCAAGCTTTTTCTCAATATGTAGTGTTATTTAAAGAAAGAAATAAAGAAATAAAGAAAGATTTAAAGATTGCTTTGAAGGAGAGATTTATTAGGAGAGAACTCACCGAAACTAATTTGTTGTTGTCTTGGTCGGAAATCATCTATACCTATATTTCTGCCACCATATACACCCCAAGCAACAGAGAACATACAGTCATCTTGAACACCACCCTTCTGTCCTTTTTCTACACTACCGAACCATTTCTTATCTGAGTCATGATCAAAAGAGGGCATCTCTTCTCTTAATATATCTGCCTTCTTACTACCAACAACTCCAACAGAAGGACATTTAAGTCTACCCTCTCGTATAATAATTAATAATTCCTTGAATGCTTCTCTCTGTCTATCGTATGTAGGAAAGATCGGTTCAAAAATAATATCTCTATCTTCACACCAATTACCTACGTCCCAGGCTCCGAATCGTTCACTACAGAAGGTATCTATACCACTGAACTCTTTATGAACTTCATCCAATTCATCTTTAACTGTATTTAAACTATGATCTTTAACCTGCATAAAGTGCAACATGAAATGAACATATTTAGGAGAGGCTTTATCTATCATATAAAGATGGGGATTAGAACGAGAACCAGGAAGACCTTTAGCCATAACTGTTAGAATAGATCTTGCAGAAGAACGAACAGCATAAGGATCACCAAAATCAACACCTGCTGTTAAAGCCCAATCAGTATCAAGCAATTCCGTCAGGTTCAATAAATCCTCTATAGTTGCCATTCTTACATTATTATATCTATCTTTCAATCTGTATATACTGTCAACAGGATTTAATCGATGATAAACAGCTTCAATTTTTAATTCGGTTTCTTCAACCCCATCCCCGAATCCCTTAGCTCTTACTTCAGCACTGACTTGCATTAAACTGTTTTTCTTTTTGAGGGCTTTTTGCATTGCAGAGGAATTAAGTATTTCACCATCTATTCCGATATATTCAGTTTCTTCTACCATTTCATCGGAGAAGATCTGTTTTGCTCCAGCTGACCACAAATTCTGAAAGTACCTTTCGAACTCACCAAAAGGAAAATTCACTTCATAATCATTAAGCTGGGCGGAATCCATATTAGGATTCCAGTAATCAGCTTGATCCGCCGTCTTACTACATCTATATGAAAAGTACAATAACTCGGTTTTCTTCCTCATGAAGTTATCGTACAGTTTATAAAGGATATGGAGCTTGTTAGAAACAGTTGAATCAATTACTCCGAGAGCATTGGGGATATTACGAATAGAACCATGTAGCTGGGTGTAGAATTTAGGGTTCTTCATATCAAATATTTCTGAAAATGTGTAACCAGTAATATTTGATACAATTCCTGAAAAAGATGAAATAGATCTAAGCAAGCTCTGTATCCTGCCCTTGGTATCTTTTATTCTAATTTCTTTTTCAAGGATATTTTTATCGCCACCTACCATCATGAACAATTCTGGACTGTGACGAATGATGTCTCGCATAATATCAAAATGGACAAACTTGACCTGGTCTTTTGAATTTGCACCAAGCATAATCTGTTGTCTCGGCCAATTAAAGAATTTCCATATTTGAATCAAACAAGCAAGCAAGGACTTTCCTTCACCTCGCATCCAGCAAAGAACTATCTGTCTGTAAAGGAATCGACCATTCTCCATTTTGAGAGCTACTTCAAGAATCTTCTTTTGTTCCTGCCATATAGTCCAGTAACTCTTTCCTGTTCTTGGGTTAGGCTCTTTAGGTAAGTTGCCCATGTTACACCACTGAGCTATATCTGATCCCTCTGGATAGATAGGAACAGAAACATAATCCTCACACCACTGAGCCATCCCTCTTCCACCGGCTCTATAACCAGTATTATCAATATCAAGTTCATCCCTTAAGATCTGTTCTTCAGCAACGGATTCTGGTTCTGATAAGATATCTGGCGCAGGATCAGCAGGTTGTACGCCTATATACTCTTCTTCTATTTTTCTAAGGAGTAATTCTACCATTTAAGCTCCTAGGCTCCTAGGCTCCTAAATCATCAAGTTCATCCGGATCAGCTATTTCTGGATCTTTAAAATTAAGAAGGTGATTTATTTCATGTCCAAGGATACATTGATTAATAATGATTAATCCATTTGATACAGCACCAAAAATATATATCTCATTATCAGGAGTAGCATAAGCCTGTATTGATTGGTCCTGAATTGCTTCATCCCATTTAAACATATCTCTGGTACCAACAATATGTACCTTGATATTCAATTCGATTATTTTATGTAAAGTTGGATCTTTTTCTAAGAGGTTAAATCCCCTCTGCATTTCTAAGAATCCTGCCTTTCTGTAAGCGGTAGAAAGAGAATACAATGTATTAAGGGTCCCACAACTTATTATAATCACCAAGAGCAATATTATGGTGGGCTTTAATATGGTTTTCATAGTGGTCCTTAACTTCCCCAACTACTATATGTAAAACTGTTATTAGAAGTACCTTGATTAGCTGTAGTGCTAAAACCACCGCCCCAACTTCTTCTAATAGTCATATTAACAACAACAGGCTCAGGTCTCGATGCTATGTCCAATTTAAGCAATAGATCACAAGCATCATTAACCTTTTTCATATGTTCAAGATCACCACCTACATCTGGATGGTATTTCTTAGCAAGTATCTTTCGTTGCTCGTTAACGGTATCTTTAAATTTCTTGAGGTTTAAAGAATGTTGATTCATAGAGGCAGGTTCATTTAAGAAAGACAAAACAACCTGGTGTAATTCAACTGTACTGATCAATTCATTGAGATTTATTTGTTTTAACTGAGTTGGCTGGGGCATTCTGAAGCTCCTTTAATTTTCCAAAAGCAACCGACATATCCTTTACTGCTTTATTAGTATTATTTACAGCGAGGGTAAATACCGTTACTATCTTTTTCATATTTATCAATTCTTGGATCTGTTCTTTAGATATTTTAAAACCGTAATTAGCCATTTATATCTCCCATGGGACACCGTCATCATATATGATTGCTAATGGAGCAATCATTCCTTTTTGTATTTCATGGAGGAATGTTACTGCTTCTTCAGAATACATACCGAAGGAAACTGATATAGGGCAAATGAGTGATGCTTTAGCACCAGATATATCAGCCCTCATATTAAGAAAAACATGCTGGCGTTCATCAGCTTCTTCCTCAAAGATATGGATCATCTTGGCTGTTAATTGTATTCGGAGGTTTTTAGTATGTACCCAATTACGGTATCTTTTAAACAGACTGAATATCATCTTCTCCCTCTCCCTTCTCACGGAGATCTAACACTTGTACTAATTCCCCTGTGAAACTGTCCTTATAAAACACATCATGTTTATGAGACAACAGAAAAACATCTTCGGGTATATGATTCTTTAATTGGTGTTCGTCGGTTATCTCTACAATGAGTTTCATTCTGGCGGTTTCCTTGGGTTTATGAACGGAGTTTAAGCCCAACTTTTTCTTCATTGCTTCTACTGGTATCGGTTTCTTCCACTCCGTCTCCCATATCGGTTTGATCCTCTACCCCGTTAGACATACCATCTTGTCCTCCATTAGCTCCCTTGCGGATTTGATCCTTCATTTGTGACTTCGTTTGGAATGTACCATTAGCCATACTCTCATAGTAAGTCCCGGGTTTACTGAAGTCCTGTACCCGCGCTGGTTTCACCGGAGTCAATTCAACATCACCAGCACCGACAGAAGGAGCAGCAATAGGATTGGCGGACTTCTTATCTGCCCCGGGTCCTGATAATCCTAAATGAACCCACTGCGCGGTAATAGCTCTTATCGTTTCTCTGATCTCTCTGTAAATAGGATTAGCGGAAATTGTTCCTCTTTCAGTTGTATTAATAGGATTTTCTACTCCGAGTTCGTACAGCTTCAGCCTTATGAGCATCCGGTACAACGGGATAACGTGAATGCCGATCTGATAGAATTCTTCTTCGGCAAGCACGGCACCGAAGTTCCGGAAGATCATCTCGGCTGTGCTGCGAAGGTATTGGTTCTGTACTCCACACCTTACTTCTTCATCTCCGGTACTCTTCTTGAATTCGCAATATTTTAAAGCAGGACACGGACGGGAAGCGTACTGATTAGGGCAATACGGAATAGCATCCCATGAGAATAATTTAAGGTGTTCAAGTTGTCCCCTTTTAGTAGATATAGTTCCGAACTTCTGTGAATAACTGCTTGGTGCATCAGCCATCTTTAGTCTCCAAACTTTAAATTACCATGCAGCACTCGTTTTTGTTTTCTACCGGAAGCGAGATCATTAACTTTATTTTTAAGGTCTTCGGCGAACTTGTTCTCGTACCTATTCTCGTACTGCTCTATCAAGTCCAGTAGAGCGGTGCATTCAGCAAAGGTTTCTACGCTCCTGGCTCTTCCGCTTTGTGCCTTATCAATGAATTTTATGCATAAGGATTTTGCTGTGGTGATGATTTCTTCGGGAGTAGTCACATGATTGGACATCTTCTTGCTCCTTATAGTTGGCTGTTGGCTGTTGGCTGTTGATCTGCTCTTAATAAATAGTGTCTCAGTTCTGCTTACAGTACGCTCGGGAGAGTGAATTGTCAAGCAGGAAATTGACATGGGAGAATTTAGTAATAATACCGCGCACTTAGCCCAGGGGGTGGTTTCTGTCGGCTGATTTTGGATAAATTTTATGGTTAGGTCCCCGTAGATAATTTTATAGAATTTGATCGAGATAAACCAAGGGGTCTACATAATATGTAGCATGATTTAAGTGTCTGATAATAGTTATTATGTCAACTATATGCTGATGTACATTCGCCGCGGGTGTTTTACACAGAATGTACACAGATATAATCAAATATATAATCAAATCGCTGATTATAAATCTAATCAAATATGTACGCGCTCAACATCACGACACCAACCTACATGAATTGTAGTACATTCACTGAATCTCATTCATTACAATAATTGTAGTTCAACCGATAAATACATCTACATTATATACTTACACCTACATTACATATTAGATAATCATTAACCAAATAGCAACACATTCACTGCTGTACAATTCATGAAATTATTAATCATTATTGTATATGTCTCACTCAGTAACTATATAAGAGTTATTATGTTTTGAGGTTTTATTTAATATATTGTATTCATTACATAATTTGTAGTTAAAACACTAAATGTCATTCATTACATAATTACCGATTTTATTATGAGAACCGCTTTATTGGCTGAAGCTCATTCATTACAAAAATTGATGATTGGTTACTGAATGTTAATTGTTTTATAATTACCGAATGTAGTCTGAATACACCTATATACGCTGAACGCTATTCATTACAAAAATTGTAGCTCACTACATAAATTGATGATGATACGCTGAACGCTATTCAGTATATCAGATACAGTTCATTGTATTAATCAGTCAGAATTTTTAATAAGCAATTCATGATTTGATATGTACTCTTTATGTACACTGTTCTGATCGCTCAGAAGTCGCTGTGCTGTACTTAGAATTTTGTTTTATGAGATTGTACGTGAAAGCTTGATAGTCGATTTTAGAGCTATCTCACCTCGATATTTGACGTCTCAGAATCGCTTGTGTATTGCTTAAAATTCAAAACGAGTATGAGACATTGCAAGAATTTTTGAGCTTGATATCGATTGAATTAGATGCTGTCAGAATTGATTCAATGATATGAAATTGAATGATATGCTTTTTTAAGTCCCATTTTTAACGATTATAGCTACATTGTAGTTACTCAAAATTTTTGACATAAAAAAAGCTTCCCATTTTTAAGTGAGAAGCTTTTTTGAGTGTTTGTTCACTGTTTAAAATAGATCAAGAATTGCGATTGAATCAACATGCTCTTTGTAGTGATCGAATTCAACATCATCAATCAAAATATTGATATCTTCAAAAATGTCATCAATTGCATTTTTATCATTTTCATCAATCGCTTTTTCAATTCGCTCTTTATAATAAAGTACAGAATATTCTGACATGTCATTAAAAGCATTTTTAAACACTCTGAAAAAGCGACTAATAACAATATCACTTTTTGGGATTGAATTAAAACTTGTTAAAAAATCAACTTCTAACTGAACTAATTTCAAATGAAATTTGATTGACTGAATCAAATAAAAATATTGTTTTTCAGTTTCATCAAAAAGTTTTAACTTGTTTTTAATAGTTGAAAGCATGTCATTAAAAGCAACTTTTTGGGACTTCAGATCACGCTCATCACGCTCATAAGCTTCAGTGTAACGATTGCATTCAGTATCAAAAATAATGCTATGTTGAGCGAATGCATCAATCAAATGATCATTATAGCATTGACTATCAAGCGCAATTATTGATTGAAATATCTTTTTAAGTTCAAAGCAATCGAGCGCAATATCGACAATTTTCTTTGTCCCATTTTCACTTTTACTTTTTTCAAGATTAATTAAACACTCACTTGACAATAAATGCAATTCTCTCAAAATTGCATCATAGCTTTGTTTTTCATTCATCATTGTTGTATCCCCATTTTTGATGTTAAAATCAGATAACGCTGTATCATTGACGATACAGCGTTATTTCAATCGCTGTATTAAACAGTGTCAGCGACTTTGATCGTGTCAGTGAAAACGACTTTGACACACTTGTTACGCTTGACAAGCGTTAACGCTCTGTTTTGTCGCCCATTTTCATTTAC